ACCACGCCCAAGGGCTGTACCAAGTAACCTCGGTGCTGCACTGCTCCATCGACGATCTGGAGGGCAATCAGCCGGAGCAGGGCCAGCGCATCCAGATCAACGACCAGGAGGGCGGCGGAGGATTCTTCCGGGACTTCTACGTCGCCTCGTCGGTCTGCGAGTTAGGAATGCTGCGCGTAGAGCTGGAGGCGATTGACGAGTGAGCGAGATCTACAAGGATCGTGAGAGACACCACGTGTACGCCGGCCTGACGGTGGATGTGGCGGAAGACAGCCTGGATAAAGTGACCGCATTGCTGGCAGGAGTCGAAAGCAACGTCGGCAAGGCCGTTGGAAGCGCCTTGAAGCGGGCGGCTGCCGCCGGGAAGACTGTTGCAAAGAAAGCGGTTGCGGATGAATACACGCTGAGCCAAAGCGAATTTCTCAGCCAGACCAAGAACATCAACCACATCAACCGGGAGAGTTCGGGCGAGGTATCTGTAGCATTCGGCTTCGCTGGTTATGTGATCCCGCTGTTAAAATTCGACACATGCGTTGGGAGTGACGGGCGCGTGCAGACCCATGTGAAACGCTCCAGTGCCAGGGAAGTGCTGGACCATGCGTGGGTTGCCAGCATGGGCGGCCACCGTGGAGTCTATGAGCGCATCGGCAAGCAACGGCACCCGGACAGAGAGCTCTACGGACCGGCCACACCGCAGATGATGTACTCCAATGAGGCCGTCTTAGACACCATGGAGGAGAAAATGGCGGACACCTATGAGAAACGCATTGACCACGAGATCCTGCGCATCCTCAATGGCTGGGGGAGTTAAGGCATGAACAAAGTAGAGCTTTTGCACGCTCTGCGCGATTTTACGCAGAAGGCCACCAAAGACATGATCCTGCCGGTCAAAGTCCAGAAGGTGGGTGAGTGGGCGGAGACACGACCTGCTGACATCTATCTCATGCGCCTGCCGGACAGCAAGGCGGCCACCAAAAAGGCCCCGTACATCCTGCATCAGGTGATCACCGGGAAGGACGCCCAAAAGCCCGGGGATAAGGTGCCCGAGGCCACGGCGGTGGTCCGGTCGGTGTTTTGCGTGTACAGCGCCAACGAGGAGGTGGGCGGGCTCCACCTGCTTGGGTTGATGGAGCGGCTTCGGCTGGCCCTGCTGAAGCAGGTGGTGCTGGTCAAGCAGTTTGAACTGGATCTGGAGGATGGGGTGGAGAGCCTGATCTACCCCGAGGACACGGCGCCCTATTTCGCCGGGGAGATGGTCACGACCTGGAAACTCCCGGCAGTGAAAAGAGAGGTTATTTATGGCAACCAAGAAGGATACACCGGTCTCCGATGAGACCAATCTGGAAACCAGCACACCTATGGACACGAAACCCACGACCACCGGCACTGCGAAGCAGCCGGAAGGCGTGGGTTTTGCTATGTACATCGGCCCTACGATCAAGGGCGTGATCCTGCACGGCACCCTTTACCGCGGGACCAAGGACGACGCGGTGAAGGCCGCCGCCGGAGCGGTGGAGAAGCAGCCCCTGGTGAAGAAGCTGATCGTGTCCGGGGAGGAACTGCCGGCGGCCCGGCTGAAGATCAAAACACCTGGCAACAGCCTGTATGAAACCTACAGGAAGGTCGCCAAAGCGAAATGAGGAGGGAAAAATAAATGGCTAATCTGGGAGTCCATGTCTATGAACAGGCCACGGCGGTCAGTGTGCCCGTCGTGGCTGATGTAGGCATCCCCTATGTGGTGGGCACCGCCCCTATCCACACGGCGGAGAACCCGGCGAAGATCAACACTCCTGTGGTTGTGACCAGCTGGGATGAGGCGGTGGAGAAGCTTGGCTTTTCCTACGACTGGAAGAAATTTACCCTGTGCGAGTTCATGTACTCGCATTTCCAACTGTTCGGTTGCCAGCCAGTGGTCTTCTGCAACGTCTTAGACCCGACTTCGGCACAGACGGACGCGGAGGAGAAGGACGTAGACGTGTCCGAGCACAAGGCGATCTTGCCCCTTACCGCGATCATTGACGATCAATTCGCCGTCAAGAGCGGGGACAGCACTCTGACCGTGGATGAGGATTACAGCGTACTCTACGACGAAAACCTGGACGCCTGCGTGGTGGAACTGCTGGGCGACGGCACGGCATACGACACCAAGACTCTGACCATCACCTACCGCGAGGTGAAGACCGACAGCGTGACCGTGGCGGACATCGTGATGGGCGTAGGCCAGGCGGACGCCTGCATGACGGCGGCCGGGGTGATCCCTGACCTGCTCTGCGCCCCTGGCTGGAGCCACAACAGCGTCGTTGCGGCGGTTATGGCCACCAAGGCGGCGGGGATCAACGGTCTGTTCCGGGCCAAGGCTCTGATCGACTGCGACAGCGGCACGGACGGGGTGCGCCAGTACTCCGACCTGGTCGCCTACAAAGCCAAAAACAACTTCGTGGACGAGAACCAGGTGCTGTGCTGGCCCATGGTTAAGCTGGGGGATTACGCATTTCACCTGTCCACTCAGCTCGCCGGTCTGATCGCCAAGGTGGACACGGACAATGCCGGCGTCCCCTACGAGAGCCCCAGCAACAAGAATCTGAAGATGGACACTTGCTGTCTGGAGGATGGCACGGAGGTCAATCTGACCTGGGATCAGGTTAAGCTGGTGGCCGGCAGCTACGGCGTGGTCACCGCCCTGAACTTTATGGGCATGGGCTGGGTGGCCAAGGGCAATTACACCGCCTGCTACCCCAGCAACACCGACGTGAAGGATATGTTCCTGTGTGTGTCCCGGATGTTCGACTTCGTGGGCAACACCCTGGTCAAGACCTTCTGGAGCAAACTGGATAAGCCTACCAATCGCCGGCTGATCGACAACATCCTGGACACTTGCAACATCTGGCTGGCCGGCCTGGTGGGGTCGGAGTACCTGCTGGGTGCTCGCGCCGAAATGCTGGACAGCGAGAACCCCCTGACCGACCTGATGGATGGCATTATCCGCATCCACATCTACATGACGCCGCCCGCCCCGGCCCAGGAGATCGACTTTACCCTGGAGTACGACACGGCCTATGTCGAGTCGGCTCTGGCGGCGTAAGGAGGGAATTAAGCAATGAGCAAGCAGCCTGAAGCCTACATTGACTTTGAAGTCTATGAGGATAGCGTGAACCTTGTGGGTGTGGCCAGCATGACCCCGCCCGACATCGAGTTTCTGACGGCCTCCATCACGGGGGCAGGGATCACGGGGACCATTGAGGCGGTGCTGATCGGCATGGTCAACTCCATGACCACCACCCTGAACTTCCGCAGCGTCACCGACGCGGCCACCAAGCTGATGAGCCCGACGAAGCATCAGCTGGATGTGCGTGTGGCCGAGCAGTACTGGGACACGGTGGGCGTGGAGAAAGAGGTCCAGGCGGACAAGTACGTCCTGGTAGTGATCCCCAAAAAGACCTCGCCCGGGCAGATCGCCCCCGCGTCCGCGGCCAGTGTCAGTGGGGAGTACACGACCTACTACTACGCCGCCTACAAGGACGGGGAGAAGCTGTGGGAGGTCGATCCCTTCAACCAGATCTGTGAGGTCGCCGGGGTGGATTACCTGGCCGACGTGCGCAAGGCGCTGGGCAAGCAGTGAGCCGATGGAAAGGAGTGATTTACCATGGCAGAGGAAAAGGCTGAGTTGACCGGCGTGGAAGAAATGGCAGCGGCAGCGGAGAAAATCGAGGAGGAGGCCAAAGCGGCCTCCACTGGCAGTGGGAGTTACACCCACGTCTTTCGCAAGCCATTCGCCTACGAGGGGCGAACCTACGAGGAACTGACCTTTGACTGGGATGGCCTGACCGGGAACGACAGCCTTGCCATTGAGAAGGAGGTCACATCCAGGGGGCAGACCCTTGTGGTTCCGGCGTACACGGGGACGTACCTGGTGGGCATGGCTGCCCGGGCCTGCACTGAGCGCGATGACAACGGACGCCGGGTAGTGGGCACGGACACGATCCGGGCTATGCCGCTGGGCGACTTCCAGCGGATCTGCAATCGGGCCCGAAATTTTTTACTGCGGTCGGGGTTGTGACCGGCGATGGCGGGTCATGGCTCCGGGAACAGTGCTTGATTTTGGCCAAGAACAATTCCACCCCTGTTGCTTATTGGTTAAGCCAGCGCTTATGCGAGCTTCCGGGGTGGATTCGAGCCAATAACAATGTGATCCAAGAAGAAGAGAGGGCGAGGAGAAATGGCAAATAGAAAAGAGTATGAGATGTTGTTTGCCCTGAACGCCCAGATGAACAGCGGTTTCTCCGGGACGCTCTCCAAAGCCCAGGGGCAGTTCGCAAAGCTGGGCAACGAGATCCAGAACCTGAACAAGATCAACGGCGACATCTCAAGCTATCAAAAGCAGCAGAACGCGCTGGAGGCCACGGCGGCCAAACTGCAAAACCTGAGACAGCAGCACGACCTCCTGCAGAAGGAGATCGACGAGACCACAGGGTCCACCGCGAGTCTGGAGCGCGAGAAGCTGAAGCTGGAGCAACGGATCGACGACACGGAAGCAGCCTTGCAGCGAGAAAAGCAGAAGCTGGACGCCACGGGGGACGCCCTGGCAAAGGCTGGGGTGAACATGGACGACTTGGCTGGCGAGAGCGCCAAGTTGACAGCCAAGATCGACGATCTGAAGGAGAAGCAGCAGGAGGCGGCGGACAAGGCTAAGGACTTTGGGGACAGCTCTGTGTCCGCCTTCGAGGCTGTCAGCTCTGCCATTGCGACGGCGGGGGTGGCCACGGCGCTGAAGGAGATCGCGGACGCCTACATGGACTGTGTCACCGTGGCCGCCGATTTTGAGGAGTCTATGTCCACGGTCAAAGCCCTGTCCGGTGCCTCCGGGGATGAGCTGGAGGAGCTGACCGCGAAGGCCAAGGAGATGGGCGCCACCACCAAATTCACCGCCACCGAGAGCGCCGAGGCGTTCCAGTACATGGCGTTGGCCGGCTGGGATACGGGGGAGATGCTGGACGGTATCGCGCCCATCCTCAACCTGGCCACGGCGGCCAACATGGATCTGGCCCAGGCGTCGGACATTGTGACCGACTACCTGACCGCCTTCGGCCTGACTGCGTCGGACTCGGCGGGCTTTGTGGATCAAATGGCTTACGCCATGTCCAAGAGCAACACCTCGGCGGAGCAGCTGGGGGAGGCCTACAAAGACTGCGCGTCCACAGCGCAGTCCATGGGCTATTCCGTGGAGGACGCCACGGCGGCCCTGATGGTCATGGCCAACGCCGGCGTCAAGGGCGGGGAGGCCGGGACGGCGCTCAACGCCATTATGACGCGCCTGGCCACCGACACCAAGGGCTGTGCGTCTGCCCTGGAGGAGTACGGCGTCCATGTCTACGATTCCCGGGGCAATATGCAGAGCCTGTCCAGCATCCTCCAGGGGATCAGCGGCGTGTGGGCCACCCTGAACGACGAGCAGGCGGCCAACCTGGCCAAGACCATTGCGGGCACCAACCAGTATTCCAAGTTCCAGACCATTATGCAGGGGTGCAGCGCTGAGGTCCAGGCGACCGGCAAGTCCTTTACGGACTACGCAGCGGCCCTGGAAAACTGTAACGGCGCCGCGGATCAGATGGCCGAGACTATGCTGGACAACCTGAACGGCGAACTGACCCTGATGCAGTCGGCCTGGGACGCCCTGAAGACCACGATCGGGGAACAGTTTATGCCGGAAATGCGGGAGCTTTACGGGCTGGGCACTGACGTGTTTGAACTGCTTAACAGCTTCGTGGAGAAGCACCCGGCAGCAGTTAAGGCTATTGCGACGCTGGTTGCGGGGCTGGGAACTATTGTAACGGCGATCATGGCGATCTCCGCCGCAATCAAGGTGGTGAAGGCGTTAAATCTGGCGGCCATGCTCACCAACCCGGTCTTTTTGGCCATTGCGGGTGTGACCACGTTGACGGCGGCGGTCGTCGGTGCGGTGGCGGCCTGCGATGACGCCACTGTGTCGGTCAAGGAGCTGACCGGGGCTGCCCAAGAGATGAATGATGTCATGGACAGTGCTGACTCTACCTATGAGGACACCATGGCTGACACCATGGCTGCGGCCAGCGTGGCGGACACTTACATCACCAAGCTGGAGCAGATGGGGGATTACGCCAAGCTGTCGGCAGAGGATCAGCAGGAGTATCACAATATCCTGGCCCTCTTATGCGAGACGGTGCCAAGCCTGGCAGACTCCATTGACCTGGAAAGCAACACGATCCAGGGCGGCACGGCAGCACTGCGGGCAAACACCGACGCCTGGGTGGAGAATGCCAAGGCTCAGGCATATCAGGAGATTTACACCTCGTATGCTCAAGCCTACTCCGACGTTTTGGTGGAGCAAGCGAAACGCAGCATGGATCTGACCAAGGCTCAAACCAACTTAGAAGCAGCTCAACAGAAGGTTACGGACACCCAAAGCCGGATGAATGAACTGACCAAAGAGGCCACGGAAAAGGCGAACGCTTACAACAAGGCGAACGGAACCTCCTTGGACTACACAGAGTTTTTGAGTCAGGAATATTACGACCTGCGGGACTCGCTCTCCGACCTGAACAACGAGGTGGCGGACGCCCAGGAGGATGTGGACACATACACGGAGGCCCTACAAGTGGACGGCGAGGCGGCGGAAGCGGCAAAAAGTGACCTGGCAATGCTGGATGATGTCATTGCGGGGTTGACGGGGACTCAGGAAGAAGCGACGGATGGCACGGAAGGGCTGACAGGAGCACTGAACAATGCGGAATCAGAACTGTCGGCCCTGGCTGATGCTTACAACGAGGCTTACGAGGCGGCCTTGGAGTCCATCCAGGGGCAGTACGATCTTTGGGATCAGGTGGCCCCGGCAGTGGCGACCAGTGCTGGCGAGATCAACGCCGCCCTGGAGAGCCAGATCAGCTACTGGCAGAGTTACAACGACAATTTGCAGACCCTGGGTGATCGCGCCGGTGACATCGAGGGATTAAGCGAGATGA